GAAGAGATTGAGCGTTCTTATCAAGCACCTGCTGCTATTCCTGCTGTTGAACAAAATCTGATTCCTGAAAAAGATGATACCTTCGTCAAGTTTGGTAACTTTGCTGATATTAAAAAGATTATTCAATCCAGTCTTTTCTATCCCACTTTCATTACTGGTCTTTCTGGTAATGGTAAAACTTTCAGTGTGGAGCAAGCTTGTGCTCAATTGAAGCGTGAACTGATTCGTGTAAATATTACGATTGAAACTGATGAAGATGACCTTATCGGGGGTTTCCGCCTTGTTGATGGGAATACTGCTTGGCACAACGGTCCCGTCATTGAAGCATTGGAGCGAGGAGCAATCCTGCTTCTTGATGAAATCGACCTTGCTAGCAACAAAATTCTGTGCCTCCAATCCATCCTTGAAGGCAAAGGTGTCTTCTTGAAAAAGATTGGTCGTTGGGTGAAACCTGCTTCTGGATTTAACGTCATCGCTACTGCCAACACCAAGGGTAAAGGTTCTGATGATGGTCGCTTCATCGGCACCAACGTGCTCAATGAGGCATTCCTGGAACGCTTCCCTGTGACTTTTGAGCAGTCCTATCCTGCCCCTGCTACTGAGCAGAAGATTCTGGAAGGTATTGCTCTGGATCTGGGTCTAGAAGACCGTGAGTTCTGTAAGCGCCTGGTGGACTGGGCAGATATCATCCGCAAGACCTTTTACGATGGTGGTATTGAGGAAATCATCAGCACCCGCCGCCTGGTTCATATCATCCGTGCTTATAGTATTTTCCAAGACAAGGCAAAGGCAATCCAAGTGTGTGTGAACCGCTTTGATGATGAAACCAAGCAAGCATTCCTTGAACTCTATGACAAGGTTGATGCTGATTTCCAACTTCCTGTTGACGAACAGCAGGCAAACTGATAGAATGTAAGGAGGTCAATGTGCCTCCTTTTTACCCTTTACTATGAAGCAAAATGTCAGAAAACTTTGAGAGCACTTACGAAAATTCACTTCCAGATTCTTGGAAAGATACTGTAATCTATGGTGGTGAAGGATCTGATACTATTTCTTTTAGTGGTGCCCAAGATTTTATTTACGCAGCACAGTCTGTTCCATTCTCTTATTTTGGAAATCACTCACCTGATACTATTACTTTTGATTTGAAAATGCCTGAAGATACAAACAAAAACGGTTTCTGGAAATACAACGAAGATAAAATCCTGAAACAACTTGAAGAATATATTGCAAGCACTTATCGTCAACATTATGTTGATCGAACTGGTGGCGGTAAAGAACAAACTCTTGATAAGATCAAGCACAATCGCCGCGAAGGATTCTGTGCTGGTAATGTAACCAAGTACATTGATCGGTATGATACTAAAGGAACTCCCCGTTCAGATCTCTTTAAAGTTCTCCACTATACAATTCTTCTGATTAATCACCTTAATCTGATTGAAAACAAATGAAACTCCAAGATAAAACTATGAAACTTTCTGACAATACCCTTGTTATTCTTAAAAATTTTGCAGGAATCAATAATTCTATTCTTGTGAAAGAGGGTAACAAACTTCGTACTATTTCTGTCGCAAAGAACATTCTTGCAGAAGCGGATATTACGGAAGAGTTTCCTCGTGACTTTGCCATTTATGATCTTAACCAGTTTTTGAATGGTCTAGGTCTTCACCAGGATCCTGATCTTGATTTTACTGAACAATCATATCTCAGTATCAAAGAAGGTAAGCGTCGGGTGAAGTATTTTTATGCAGATCCTAATGTGATTATTTCACCTCCAGATAAAGAGATTCAACTTCCTTCGGCAGATGTTTGCTTCCAACTGGACAGCACTTCTCTTGAAAAACTGGTCAAGGCAGCAGCAGTTTATCAACTTCCAGACTTGTCTGCTGTTGGTGAGAATGGTGTGATCAAACTGGTAGTCCGTGATAAGAAGAACGATACTTCTAACGAATACGCTATCGTGGTTGGTGAAACTGGCGATGAGTTTGTATTCAACTTTAAGGTAGAAAATATCAAAATTATTCCTGGCGCATATGATGTAGTGGTGTCTTCTAAACTTTTGTCACAGTTCACCAATACCAAGTACAATCTGAAGTATTATATTGCTCTGGAACCTGATTCTACCTTTGGATGAACATCTTCGTAACTTCCCCTTGGCCTGCTGAGAGTGCTATTTGCCTCCCTGACAAACACATCGTCAAGATGCCCCTGGAATGTTGTCAAATGCTTTCTATTGTAGCATCAGATAAGTGGGGGCATGGATATGGCACTCTCCCTAAGGCAGATGGAACACCCTACAAGACTGAGAAAGGAGCATTTCGTAATCATCCCTGCACCAAATGGGCAATGGATAGTATCCACAATGCCTATTGGTTGATAAAGTGGGGAATGAATCTTGCAGATGAGTATGCGGTAAGGTATAATAAAACTCACTCCTGCTACAAGACTCTTGTAGATGCATATTACCTTTTTCCAAAAGGTAAGATAACAGAGGTGACTCCATTTGCTCGTGCTATGCCCGAAGAGTGGAAATTTGATGAAAGCATTGATACTTTTACCGCATACAAAAAGTATATTGCTTCCAAACCATGGGTGAAGGATAATTACCTCCGTATGCCCCAACGTAAACCTGATTGGATTTGATTATGAACAGCGATTTTATTTGGGTTGAGAAGTATCGTCCTAAGACGATTGAAGACTGTATTCTTCCTGAGAACACTAAGAAGACCTTTCAGGAGTTTCTAAATAAAGGTGAAATTCCAAATATGCTTCTTGCTGGTCCTCCTGGTATTGGGAAGACCACAGTTGCTAAGGCACTCTGTAATGAACTGGGAGTAGATGTATATGTCATCAATGGATCCGATGAAGGTCGATTCCTTGATACTGTCCGAAACAATGCGAAAAACTTCGCTTCGACCGTATCGCTTTCGTCAGATGCTAAACACAAAGTCGTCATCATTGATGAAGCAGATAACACAGGGAACGACGTACAACTCCTCCTACGGGCGTTTGTTGAGGAATTTGCTGGAAATTGCCGATTCATCTTCACCTGCAACTACAAAAACAAAATCATCGAACCACTCCACTCCCGTTGTGCAGTCGTTGAATTTGGAATCAAAGGAAAAGATCGAACAACACTTGCAGCAAAGTTCTTTCAACGAGTCCAAACAATCTTGGATGTTGAGAAGGTTGAGTATGATGAAAAAGTCGTTGCGGAATTGGTTACAAAACATTTCCCAGATTTCCGAAGAGTTCTGAATGAATGTCAGCGATATTCTGTTGGTGGGAAAATCGACTCTGGTATTCTTGCTGCTTTCTCTGATGTTGCCGTAAATGACCTCATCAAAAATCTTAAAGATAAAAACTTCCCTGAAGTACGCAAGTGGGTCGTTTCTAATTTGGACAATGATACTACTGTACTTCTTAGGCGTGTTTATGATTCTCTTTATAGCGCCCTTGAAAACAATAGTATTCCTGCTGCTGTGCTTGTTCTTGCTAAGTACCAGTACCAGTCTGCATTTGTGGCTGACCAAGAAATAAATATGCTTGCTTGTTTGACTGAATTGATGGTGGAGTGTAACTTCAAATGAAAATGAAAAAACATCAAGTAAAAGCAAAGTGGTATTATATTTTTTGGGGTGTTATGGCAGTTGCCGTAGTTGGTGGGCAAATCTATGTTGGATCTGGTTACCGTGAGATGGCAAAAGCAACTAAAAGTTCTGAAATTTCTGTGAGGTGTATCTACGATGGGTTTACTAAAAATTAATAAAGCAGCATTGTATGAAGTTCCTGTAAAGACAACTCCTGAAAATGTAAGAGAAGCAAACGAAGCACTGTTCCGTGCTAAAATGACTCTTCCTGCTGCCGCAAAGCATTGTGGTATGACGCAGAAAGAAATGAAAATGACCTTTCTTGAATACTTGAAGTATCATCCTGTTGATTATGAAGTCTCTAAAAACACCCCTTAGATATCCTGGTGGAAAGTCCCGTGCTTGTGGGAAGATGGGACCCTATTTTCCAGATCTTAGCAACTACGATGAGTATCGTGAACCATTTCTTGGTGGTGGAAGTGTTGCGATTTATATCACAAAGAAGTATCCTACCCTAGATATTTGGGTAAATGATCTATATGAACCTCTTGTAAACTTCTGGCAACAACTCCAGATGTTTGGAACTGATCTTAAAGATAAACTTGTAGATCTTAAGACGACAAATAATACTCCTGTCCTGGCAAAAGAACTTTTTCTTAAAGCAAAGGAGCAAGTTAATGATAAAGATTTGCCAAGCATTGATCGTGCTGTGGCTTTTTACATTGTCAATAAGTGTAGTTTCAGTGGTCTCACAGAGAGTTCATCATTTTCAGAACAAGCATCCAACTCCAATTTCAGTTTGCGCGGGATTGAAAAACTGCCTGAGTATTCTAAGATAATTGAACATTGGCATATAACTAATTATTCGTATGATTATCTGATGGATGGAAATAAGGGTGCTTTTATGTATCTGGATCCTCCTTATGACATTAAGGATAATCTCTATGGGCGTAAAGGATCAATGCATAAAGGATTTGATCACGATAAGTTTGCTGCTAATTGTGATAATAATTTCATGCATCAGTTGGTAAGTTATAACTCCGATCAACTTGTAAAGGATCGTTTTACTGGTGAGAAATGGAACGCTGCTGAGTTTGATCTAACTTATACAATGCGTTCTGTTGGTGAATATATGCGTGAACAAAAGAAACGTAAAGAACTACTGCTTTTTAATTATGGAATTGAAGGACTGGTTAAACTCGATCAATCAAACGAAGAATCATCTAATTGATGAAGATCCGTCGTTAGAAAAGGAATACGCACCTTATATTATCAATCGATGTCTCTCTGGACATATTGATTGTGTGATGTATGCTAATGAAATGAATCGATATCATTTTCTTCCAAAGAAGTTGCAGTATGACTTTTTTATAAATAGTCTGAGGAAAAAGAAGAGATTTTCTCCCTGGCTCCGACAAGATAAAATCAAAGATCTTGATTATGTCAAACGTTATTATGGTTATAGTAATGAGAAGGCAAAACAAGCTTTGAAGATTCTAACAAACGAACAACTTACTTTTATAAAATCGAAATTTGAAACTGGAGGAACAAAATGAGTGTCGTTCAAGAACCTGAAGTAAAGTGGACGCCCGATCAAATGGTTGAAGTGGTTCTCAACGAACCCGATGACTTTTTGAAAGTGCGTGAAACTTTGACCCGTATCGGAGTCGCATCACGGAAGGAAAAGAAAATCTACCAATCTTGCCATATTCTTCATAAGCAAGGTAGATATTACCTCGTTCACTTTAAGGAACTGTTTGCTCTTGATGGCAAACACGCTAACCTGACTGTGAATGATGTTCAGCGTCGCAATCGTATCGCTCAACTTCTTGCTGATTGGGGTCTGATTACAATTGTCGATGTAACTAAAATTCAGGACATCGCTCCACTTAACCAAATTAAAGTTCTTGCTTATAAGGATAAGGGCGATTGGATTCTAGAAACCAAGTATAATATTGGTGCAAAGAAAAAAAGGGTAGAAGAAACCGAATGATTTAGTAGGGAGTTCAACACTCCCTTTTTTTATGTTTCTTGTATAATTACTATTGGATGCCTTCGGGGTCCACACAACACAAACTCGCTTTTAAAGGAGCTACCATAATGACTAACCTTACAAGGTATACTAGTGCTGACCTGCCTGCGTTGCTGGATAGGATCACTCGCAATAGTATTGGTATGGATGAATACTTTGACCGTTTATTCAATCTTCACGAAACCACAACAAATTATCCACCTTATAACCTTATTCAGGTAAATAATGTGGAGTCTCATTTAGAAATTGCATTAGCAGGTTTTAAGAAAGGAGAAGTCAATGTTTTCACAGAATATGGAAAACTTTTTGTCGAAGGGCAAAAAGCAGATAACGAAACGGATAGGACGTTTATCCACAAGGGAGTGGCTAGCAGAAGTTTTAAACGAGCGTGGACTCTATCCGACGACACAGAAGTCCGCGAGGTTACGTTCGAAGACGGACTTCTACGGATCGTACTTGGGAAAATAGTTCCAGAGCACCATGCACGTAAGGATTATCTCTAAATAGAAAAGAATATCGTCGGCGCGAGGAGCACCTGGCAAAATCCAGGTTGACTCCTCCTTTTTTTCTTGCTATAATACCTGAGGTAACTAGAACAAAATGTCTGTAAAACTGATGCTCCTTAAAACAGGAGAGACAATAATCACTGATGCGAAAGAACTTGTTTCTGATGAAATTGTGCGTGGATACCTTTTAACAAATCCACATTTTGTTGAAACCAAAGAAAAAATGGTTCTTACTGAAAGTGATACTGGGAAATGTAATTATGAAATTGATGTAGTTCTTACTCCTTGGTTAATTTTATCTAAGGATAAAGAATTTGTTGTGGCAAAAGACTATGTTGCTACAATTTGTGACCCAATTGAATCTGTTGAGAAGATGTATATGGAGAAGACTGGTATTTCATTAAAAGTTACAGATGATGGAGGTGATGGAGATGAGTGATAAAGTTGTAAAGTGTATCTTAGTTGGAATC